GCACTTACAACTGGTTTCCAGAGAGTAACAAGTGCCACAGATGATACTGTAATCACTACAGCACTACAAGGGTTGACTCTGCAAACGAGCGGATACCTCACAGGAACTTTAACTGCTGGTGCTGATGCTACAACCTATCCCTTCTATGCAACAGCAAAGGATAATGAGAATCAGAGAACTGCACCAAGACTCTTCAACATAATTTCTTATGATTATGCGGCAAATGGTGGAACAGAGATTACTAGTGGCGGTTATAGAATACACACATTTTTACTTGCACAAACTGGCACCGCATTTACTGTGCTGGAGGATATGGATGTTGACTATCTTGTAGTTGCTGGAGGAGGAGGTGGCTCATCCGGAGGCGGTGGTGGAGGAGCAGGAGGATTTAGAACTGCTTCTGGTTTTGCTGTTACTACCGGAAGTTCTCCATACACTATAACAGTTGGTGCTGGTGGTGCTATAATGGTTTCCGGTGCAAGTGCGTCTGCAGCAACCGGAGGAAACTCGGTTTTTGATAGTATTACATCTGCCGGTGGAGGACGGGCAGGGGATAACGAGCATTTGTACCAGATCGGTGCTGTAGGTGGTTCAGGTGGCGGTGGTTATGGTTATCCAAATGGCACATATAGTGGTGGTGCAGGTACGTCAGGTCAAGGTACTGCCGGTGGCGCTGGTGTAAGTGATGATACTACTTGGACAAACAACGGTGGCGGTGGAGGTTCTACAGGAGGAGGTGGAAACGCTTCATCATCAATCACAGGCGTAGGTGGTGCTGGTACATCAAATTCTTATAGTGGCTCTGCTGTAACATACTCTGGAGGTGGTGCTGGTGGTGGACAAAACGGTTCTGGTAGTGCTGGAGGTTCTGGTGGTGGCGGTGCAGGAGGAGTCTTGGGTGGCTCTGGTGTTGCTGGATCACCTAATACTGGCGGTGGTGGTGGGGGAGGCAACTCAGGCGGAGGAGCAGGAGGTTCAGGAATAGTAATAATCAGATACGCAGTATAAAAGGAAACAAACATGAGCTACATAGGAGCAGAACCATCATAACGGACAAAAGTGTCCGATTGGTATTACCCAACTGATTACCCAACTGATTACCCAACTGTTTGGAAGGTATCACATTCGTTTTTTTGGCTAGTTCAACCGCAATACCTCCAGTTTGAAGTCGAATATATCGACCACAAACTACCGTGAATATTAGAACTACAACTCCGAATTTACAAGGATCAAAATGGCATCAGTAAATGGGACTAAAATGCAAAGTATGTGGAGAAGAGATTATAAATCCTCCAGGGAAGCAGCAGATTAGGAAAAAGTTTTGTTCGTACAATTGTTATTACAAGGATATGAAGAGATACCAGACTTTTTACTGGCACTCTCACCAGAAATGGCAGCCACGAACAGACTATAACCTGGTGAGAAGAAAGTTTAACAGCTTAGTAGTTGATGCAATAAAATGAATGAAAATGGCTAATTTTATTCAAGAGTTCATTAATTTGTTTAAAAAGGAAGAACCTGAACACAAGAGATTGGAAAGATGGGACAAAGAAAATACGGAGATACAACGGCTAAACGATTTACATGAAAAAGCCCGGAAGCCGTATAAAAGGAAAAAGAAAAAATTAAGTAACCTATAACTTCTAAAGATACATTATGGCATCCGTGAATGGAACACTCTCAGCCGTCTCAGAACACTCATTAGTAAAGGCCGCAGTCCCCTTCCTCGTTGCAGCAATCGTTGGTGTATGTGGGTGGCTTTTTACCAGCGTCATGTCACTTGAGCAGCAGGTCAAGCTCATTTCGGAAGGTACTGTCCACAACCTTGAGGAGAAAGTCGATTCTCTGTCAGATAAAATTGATGAAATGAATGTCATTTTAACCGACTTACGAGTTTCATTAGGAGGTCGAGATCGTAGGGATAGACAAGATCATTAAACTTATTATGGTAGGATTAATATTAACTGGATGTTCCGCAGTATCAGAAATTAAGCTGGGATTTTGGGTAGATGAGAAGCCGTATAAAGGTACTTTGGAGAAGAATCGGAACAATATCAAACCATACTGGCAATGCGTTGAAAACTTTACACCATATAAAAATAAGGAGTGTTAGATGCCATTTTTGATACCAATTATAACTGGAACAATCAAGGGAATGCTGACAACATTTTTTACCCAAAAAATGGTAGAAGAGCTTATATTTCAGCTACTTAGGTATGCTGTCTCCAAGTCATCCAACAAATTAGATGACCAGATTTTGGCTGCGTTTGAAGAACAACGTAGTAAATAGCACCAAACAGGTACTATCTTACTGCGGAGGACATTTTGTAAGTTTGTAATTGGAGGGATAGCTATGATGATTACACCTAATTTTTCAACCGAGGAAATGCATTGCCAATGCTCATATAACTGTGGGCAAGACGAGATGGATGATGAGTTTATGAGGATGCTGCAGGAGCTACGAGAACAGGCAGGTTTTGCATTTAGAATCTCAAGCGGCAGACGTTGCCAACTTCATAACCAGGACATATCAAGTTTAAAAACGAAAGCCGGGATACACACATTTGGACGTGCTTGTGACATTTTGACCGGACACATAAATACCAGCTCAGTTCTAAATCTCGTAAAACTCTCCCAATCCATAGGGTTCACAGGTCTTGGGCTAAACTTTCGTGGTAATAGAAAATCGAGATTTTTACACGTTGATTCCAGGGATTCTACAATGGCTTCACCATTCAATCAACCTGCAATTTGGACATATTGATGGAGATTAAGTTTGAACTGGAAAATTCCGATATTGTTGTTGATTTTACTCCTGACTTTAGGGTGCAAGCAAATACAACCGATCAAACCGCAGTTTCATGGAGACTATCCAACCGAAGAACTGCGAGGGATGTGGTCGTTTTGTGTGAGGAATTTTCAGATGAAATCTCCATCAACCCCACCACTCCTGGTAGGAAAGATGTGTGATTGTTACTTAGATCAAATAAGGCAGGAACATTCTTCATCAGACATAAATTCTTTAAACGATAAAGATGGAATTGCACTTGGTCAACGATTAATTAGGCTCTGCAACATTAAACCGGAAGGTCAGAAAATCTAATGAAACTGTCTCTTGCAAAAAGGATTGCTTGTGAAGTGGAGGTTTTTAATGGAGACAAACTGATAGATAAATATATTGCAAAAGAAAACGACTTGGTTACAAAAAATCCATTGGGGCATCGACCACTCCAGAATATTGAATTTGAGGATAAGAAAGTTGAAACCATCAGATACAAAACATAACTGGTATCCTATGCAAGCACCATTTGTGCTCGTTGGGAAAAGTCAGAAGCAGAAAGACCAATGGAGAGGGTATGTTACTGATAAACTGGATGAAACATTGATTGAGCAAGCAAATGAGCAGGGTGAAATATTTACTGATAAATATCTTCATAAAGAATGTGAGTTTATTGGAGTAGTAAAACCAGATTGGAATGGCACAGGAACTGAGTAAACTTGATGAAATTGACAGGCAGATACAGGCTGCAAAACGCCAGAAACTGGCTCTGGAATGCAAGGAAGATTTCCTGAAGTTTGTTAAGTTTACAATGCCTGTTGTTTCAGACCAGAACAATATAGAGAAGTCTATATTCCAGGATGCAAAACATCACCGGGCAATTGCAAAAGCCTTAGAACAGGTTTCAAAGGGAAAGATAAGGAGGTTGATTGTAACACTTCCTCCCAGGCATGGTAAATCGGAGATGATCTCACGGAGATTCATCCCCTGGCTTTTAGGAAAGGATCCTTTTAAAAGCATCATTTTTGCGACTTATAATGAGGATTTTGCACAGGATTTTGGGGCAGATTGCAGGGCAATTATGTCCTCACCTCAGTATCAGCAAGTTTTCCCCGGCTTTGCCTTTAGGCAGGGGGGTGCATCTAAAAGCAGGGTGCAGACAGAGAATGGAGGCATGGCAGTTTTCGTGGGAAGGGGTGGGTCAATTACTGGTCGTGGTGGTGATACACTCATCATTGATGACCCAATAAAGGATTCTGTTGAAAGCCAGAGTCCAACTCTTAGGGAAACTTTATGGTCATGGTTCACCCAGGTCTTTATGACCAGGTTAATGACTGAGAGAAGTTCAGTTGTGATTGTGACTACAAGATGGCACGAAGATGATTTGGTTGGAAGACTTACGGATCCGTTGAATCCTCACTTCACTAAAGAGGAATGTTCTAAATGGAAAATTATAAATCTTGCTGCAATAGCAGGAGAGAATGACCCTCTGAAACGGAAAGAAGGGGAAGTCTTGTGGCCTGAGAGATTTAATAAGAAATTCCTTGAAGATCAAAGGAACTTGGATCCAAGAGGTTTTTCGGCCCTGTACCAGCAACAACCGAGTCCAGAGGATGGAGATTTATTCCAAAGGGATAATATTCAGTATTATGAAAAACGGAATTTACCCAAGGATCTGAGGATATATGCTGCATCCGACCATGCTGTAGGAATTGACAAAACCAGGCACGATTCCACCTGTCTTTTAGTGGTAGGAGTAGATGAACAAGACGATATTTATATTATTGATTGCTGGTGGGCAAAGCAGCCAAGTGATGTGGTAGTAACAGCAATGATTGAATTAATAAAAAGGCATAAACCACTTATCTGGTGGGCAGAAAAGGGACATATTTCAAAGGCAATTGGGCCGTTTTTAAAAAAGAGAATGTTTGAAACCAGGACACATTGCAGAATAGAAGAGGTGACTCCAGTTGCAAATAAGGTTCAGCGTTCACAGTCTATGATTGGTCGAATGGCAATGAAGAAGGTTTATTTTCCAAAGGTTTCATCCTGGGGAATACGAGCAGTAGATGAATTATTAAAATTCCCCAATGCCAGGCATGATGATTTCGTTGACACACTTTCATGGATTGGAATGGGACTTGGTGAATTGAATGCCCCTAGGGGGTATATACCAAAAGATAATTTTCCTAAAGTTGGAACAATGGCATGGGTAAAATGGGATTCACAATTAAGGGAACGACAAAGTTCATACTCACAAACAGGCGGTTTTTAAATGGCAGAATTTGAAGAAGAAATGGAGTTGGCAGATCCTTCTGAAAAGGAGGAACTTCCAGAACCCACTCAGCGAAGACAGGCACTTGTAAGTAAATTGCAGTCTCAAATTAAGTCTGCAAAGAAGTTCCACGAAAAAGCCTTTAAGCAAATGAAAAGTGATATGGAGGCAGTATTCCAGGGCTTTTCGGACACAGGCTGGGATGATGATAAGTACGTTGCAAATCTGCTCCAAAGGCACGTCCACCAACGGACTGCCGCACTCTACGCCAAAAATCCCAAGCCAGTTGCTTCCAGGAGGAAACGCCTGGATTATCAGCTATGGGATGAAGATCCAATGTCCCTGGCAAAAGCATTTAGTGAGGTGGATGCTGCAACAAAGAATAATGTCCCACCTGGGCCACAAGCTCAACAGTTAGTACAGGAATTTAATGAAGTTAAGGAGAACCGAAGGCAACTGGATAAGGTTTCAAAATCCCTGGAGCTGCTTTTTGATTACTATATGAACGAACAGAGGCCAACTTTCAAAAGCCAGATGAAAGCAATGGTCAGGAGAGTTATTACAACCTCTGTAGGTTTCGTTAAAGTTGGCTATCAAAGGGAGATGGACAGGATGCCTGAAGTCTCTGTAAAAATGAGTGATGTCCAGACCCAAGTTGACCATTTGAGGCGATTGTCAACAGGAGTGCAAGATGGGGATTTTACTGAGGATTCGCCAGAAATGGAGGAGTTGCTGCTTTCGTTGCAGTCATTGGAGGAGGAGCCATTGGTAACTGTCCAGGAAGGGCTTTTATTTGACTTTCCTGAGTGTGACTCAGTTATTGTGGATCCAATGTGCAGACAATTGAGGGGATTTGTGGGAGCAACCTGGGTTGCACATGAGATGTTCCTTTCTTCAAATGAGGTTAATGAAATTTATGGAGTTGATATTGAAAAAGACTATCTGCAATATGATTT